TACATCTTCAAGCACAACTACCTTAGATCCTTTTGGTGGTAGTTTACCCTCTATCCAAGCATTAGCACCATAACCCTTTTGTTTCTTACGAACAATCAAAGCATTAACAGCAGTTTTACCTCCTGTTCCACCCCATATTGTCTGTGCTAAACCAACAACTAAAGGATCAGCACCCAACGTAAGACCACCAATGGCAGCAACATCATCATCAATGTATTCAAGCATTAAGGCAACTATAGCACCCAATCCCTGACCTGTAAGAGTTACAGGTTTACAATTAACATAATGCTCACTCTTACGACCAGAAGAAAGAGTAAACTCACCCTTCTTATAAGCATCTGTCTTGAGAAGATCTAATGCAAGTTTCTCCCAAGGAAAACCATCTGTAATAAATTCCAATACCATTTAAAATACCGCAGTCACAGAAACAATAGTTGCATTAGGGTTCCTTGCAAGAGCAACTTGTCTTGCCTCCTGATAGTCACGAGCATGTACTTCTTCATTGAAGATGCTACCAGCAACATAGAGTTCAACTTTACAACGCATTGGGGGTTCCTCTGAATAAACTTATTATACTATATCTAAGATATTTACGCTAGGCTCTTGTGCCACTTCACTAACTGGATGATATTCTGCCACTCTCTTCTCAATTAGATTACCATAATCTTCGTGCAGTTCACATCCAATGTAATCTCTACCTAGCGATTTTGCCACAGCAGCAGTAGTTCCTGATCCTATGAATGGATCTAACACAATATCTCCTACCTCACTCCCTGCTTTGATACAGGGTTCAATCAGGTCGGGTGGATATGTTGCAAAATGTGCTTCACGATATGGTTTATTAGTTACTGACCATACACTTCTCTTATTCTTTGTAGGGTAACTCTTACTTAACCCTGAGTGAGGGGATAGACCAGTGCCAGGATTATGATACTTCCCTTTAGTACGATCTCTTGTACCCCAATCTTTTGCTGGTTCTTTAATCGCTTCATTGTCATAAAAATACTTTTTGTTTTTACTGAATAGAAAAATATATTCATGTGATTTGGTGCATCTATCTCTCACACTCTCAGGCATTGGATTAGGTTTATGCCATATAATATCCTGTCTTAGATACCAACCATCTGCCCTCATAGCAAACGCAAACATCCAAGGAATACCAATAAGATCCTTCTCTTTTAATCCTTCAAGTTTGTTCCCTCTACGAGGACACATATCTGGGAGGTCTTGTTTAGTATTTGAGACCGTTTGTTTAACCAATCCTTGTCCTTTTCCTGGTCGATAATTATAGTAACTATCGCCAAGATTAACCCAACAAGTACCATCATCAGTAAGCACATTCCTTACTTCTCTGAATACTTTGACTAACTCATCAATAAACTCCTCTGGAGTTTGCTCTTGTCCTATCTGTGAATCTTCTCCACCATAATCTCTCAATCCATAGTAAGGTGGGGATGTAACACACATCCTTGCCTTCTCATCAAATTGTTTGAGGGTGTCTCTACAGTCACCAAATAATATTGTGTCTCTCATTACCACTTCTTTCTATAATTTGAGTTTCTTAATGGTGTAGAATACTGTAAGTTATCTAAACTGTTATTTGATATGTCATCATCAATATGATCTATTAAAACAGTATCGTATGCAAGTTGTTTAAATGGTTGAGGTGCTTGATCCCATTGCTCTCTTGATATTCCTATTTCGTGAGAATAATCTTCAAGAGGATGCCATACAGTTTTTACTGCTTGATGAAGTTTAACTCTAAACTCTGCTGTGTCTCTGGTAGAGGTCTTTTTTGTATATTTCATACCTAAGTCACGAAATGGTTGTGCTGGAGTTGTAACACTAAAATCATAACACTTTGGTTTTCCAACACCTTTCTTCTGTCTCCAGTTTTCAAATACTGCCTTCCATTTGTTTGTCTTTGAACTCCATATCTTACCACATTTACTCACATAGTAATCAGGTATTACTAATCCAAATCTTTTTAGAACACGAAGTTCAATGCCTTCAATGATAATAGTTTCCATAATAATTAACCTGTGATTTTACTGTAACCTGTTCTTTCCCATTTTTGTTTTGAATGGAGATAAATTCCAGGAAAATGTAACTTTATTATATCATTGCCACCATACTCCTCATTAATTCTTTGCCCTGCAATTTTAGCAAGTCGGCAAAATGGCATTGCATCTCCTTGAGATAGATTCCAATATGAGGTTGATTTTGCATATTTATACCAAGATTGTACTTTAGTAGTGTCACCCTCTGGTTTGGCAATTTGGAATTGAATCCACCCTTTAACGATGTCAGCGTTGTACTTCATAATGATTAATTAATGGATTTAATGAACTGTAGATCATAATCTTCTGATTCCTCAAAATAATCTCTTGACTCATTTAAGTCATTATAACCTGTTAGGAAAAAATCTGCAGGATCAGGATTACATGATGCTGTATATACTGCACCAGTATCTTTAAAGTTGTAGAGTTTATCAGATGATACACAACATGCCTTACCACTCTTCACATCAGATATGATAAAGTAATCAGCAAGTTTGTCATCATAATCTTTTGCTGCTCTACGGTTTTTAATAATCAAACCTCTAACTGCAATACCTGATTTGTTTTTGAATTGTGTTACTTTTGATTCATAGGAAATTTTATCCTTAGTAATCAAGTCAACACCAGGTAAATTTACTCTTTCAAGTAAATCATTACTATACTCAGCAAGTGCTTTTTCAACCATTTCACCTGCTTTTGGAAAGCGTAGATTGTTATCAGTATAACCTCTAATTGCATATAGAAGTTTAGATAAACGATCTAATTGGAAAGTTTTAAAATCAATCATCTTGTGATAACAGAAATAGCGGGTTCACCCCTGTTGAATACGGTGTCAACAACTGCCTCGACTTTACGTGCGGTGCTGACTCCAACATTATTATACACTGGGACACATACCTTACCATGTGTCTTGTGACAGTTACCCAATCGGATCACTCTACCAATCGTTTGACTGATAGTGATATAATCCATATTACGCATAAACACTGCTGCCTCAAGACCCTTGACATTGATTCCTTCTGCCAATATGCTGTGATGTAATACTACAAACTTCTTATCGTCATCCTTACCCCACGCATTGAGAACATTAAAGAACTCATCTCTACCTACCTTCTCACCATCAATGATAGCACCTGTCTTTGATGTAATAGTCATCCATGAATAACCACGCCAAGCAAGTTCATCCTGAAACTTAGAGGCATATAAAAGATTAGTAATCTGTTTGGTAGATTTTGCACAGATAAGAATCTTGTCTACCTCCAATTTATCAATAGCACTAATCATGTGTTCTGACTCTACCTCAGAATAGATCTCATCCTTTCTTAGTAAACGACTCTTATACACCTCAACTTTAGGTGGTAGGATATAACCTTCTTTAACTAACTTAGGTGCTGGTACATTAACAATTACCTGACCATACACCTTACTGTCATTCATTCCAGCTTTTTGGACAGTAGCACTATGCTTAGGAGTAGCAGTAAAGAAAAAGCACCTGTTAGCCCAATCAGTTGCAAAATGTCTAACAGCAGGGAAAAAGTTTCGTTGAACACTATTGTGTGCCTCATCAAAGTAAATTGTATCTACATCAATGGTAGATCTTTTGACCTTATCAAGTGAATGATAGGTAGTAAATATAATCTTATTTCCTCTTGTGTACTTGTGCCAAAAGTAAATATCCTCAACTTTGGTTGAAGAATAGTGTGGTGTCTCACCACTATGAACGTGCATCACAGATACATCATCAAGAACCTCAAGGAACTCGGATGATAACTGTTCTGCCAATAGAATACGAGGAGCAACTACAACAATAGTACCTCCTCTCTTGGCATCCTCAATCATACACATAGTTTTACCACCGCCTGTAGGAACGATGATTTGCCCCTTGTCATACTTTGCCATAGCATCCAGAGCATCAGTTTGGTGTGGACGTAATGGCATCAATGTTTTTCAGATGAACTTATTATAGCAGATCACTCAATGGATTGGAAGGTGCTTGTGACAATGTTACATCTGTCTTTCTATGAATAACTTCTGTCTCCATTCTCTGCCTAGCAATTTGATTATATTCTTCAGATACATCTATACCAATATAATTTCTACCTAAACATTTTGCTGCTAACGTGGTAGTTCCACTCCCATTAAAAGGATCAAGCACTACACCATCCGTAGGACAAAAACATTCAATCATATCGTATGCCAACATGTTAGGAAATACTGCTGGATGTTTACTCTTTAATTTACTTTCACCACCACAAGTATTGCCGAAAGTCATTACTGTGCCTGGACATTTGGTAGGATTAATCTTAACTTTACGAGAACCTGTTCTGCCACTCTTAGTTCTAATATTTGCACCTGTCATTACCTTTCCACCATGCTTTGATGGTATCTTTATATTCTCCTTATCAAAATATTGTGGTCTTCTACCTTTCAAGAATATGGGCATATATTCATGGTCTACTCTAAATCTTTTCTTCCACCATGCACCTTCTGTGCCTTGCCTGTTGTAGATATTACATTCAAATAACCTAAAACCAATATTATCACACCAATCAATAATAGTTCTGAATGATGTAAGTGACTTAGCAAAATCTTTAGTAGAGTCCTGTATTACCATTACACATATTCCACCATCCCTTAAAACTCTCAACAACTGCTCACCCAATCCATGCAGATCCAAAGTATAACCATTGTAATCTCTTAGTGCATCATAAGGTGGAGATGTAACCACCATATCAATGCACTCATCAGGTAATGTTTTGAGATAAGATATATTATCAGATGTAATTATCTCATTCATGCAATGCTTTTCTCTTTACAGCGTTTGTGAAGTATTCAAGGTTATCACCAATAAGACCAGTACCAGTATTACATCTCTTACACAAATATCCTCTAAAGGTCTTAGATTTGTGGTCATGGTCACATTGCCATGGGCCATTTGTACCATCGACACCCTCTGGAATATCCTCTACTTTCTCATAAACAACCTTACCACATTGTGTGCAAGGTGTCAAGTAATCTGGAGGTGGATTATCTTTCTTTATCTTCGATAGAATAGCAGATTCTTTTCGAGAACAATCTCTACAATTAGTATTAACTCTCAATCTCATTCCATTTCTTTTGAAACGAGTGCGATAGTGTTGAAAATATGTAGAAGGTAATTTCCTCTTACATACAGAACATGTGCAGTCAATGATCTCAATCAAATGCTCATCAGAACACTCATTACATACTGAAACGAGAGGGAACCCCATTTCTGACATGACAAAGGCATCAGATGGTTTGGTTTTATTGCAACAGGGACAGTTGAAAGCCATTTACCTTTATTTGTTATTTCTATTATAGCAATAAAAAAACCCCTGTGGGGGTTTTTGTGCCAGATCTGCCACTGGTTCTTAAGAAAATATAAAGCTTGTCCTACAAACCATACAAAGGTATGTATGATGATCGTAAGTTTGACTTACTTAATGGTTACTACCGCAGGAGTTGATGTTCCGTTAGTATTGGAAGCATATATCTCATATCTTTGCTGACCATAGGTAGGTGCAAATGTTGACTGTCCAGATGTTACATTAGGTGTAATAATGAAATTACCATCAAAAGGATTCATTACTGCATAAACAGAATCAGTAGCATTACCAGCAGGATCTACATTCGTAGCACTCCATGAAATAGTTCCTCTACCAAAAGTAGTTCCTTCAGTTTGATCCAAATCAGCAGATGTTAATACAACATTTCCTTGAGGATCTTTCAGAGTAAATGCCACTCCAGCAGGGTTATGTTGCCAATCTTCAGGATCATTACCTGAAACAAATTTTCTATTAAAACATTTAATTGTTATTGTATGATCTCCTAAACCAAATCCTTGTGTATATGGTGTACCATCAGTATAACTTGTTCCACCAGAAGTACCTGTAGTTTCCCATTTACCCATTTGACTGGTATTGGAATTGGCAGGGTAATGACTATCATAGTCAGTAGTAGCTCCTTTTGGAATAGCATCTATATTCCACTCACATCTATTATCTGACTGAATCTCGAACGTGTATTGTCCAACTTTAGCAGTATCAGTTATCTTCCAAACCCAAGTGTTAGTAAATGAAACATCTCCACTCTGAGTTTTTGGATCAGTACTATTTTCCCAAGCAGCATAATCACGCATAAACTGTGACCAATATTGCTTCATTGCAATATATTCCCAATCTCCATTAGAATCTTTATCACTATGTAATGCAGAATCATATGAATTAACCCATGTTGTTGTAGTAGCAGGAGACCAGTTAGCAGGAACTATTGTAAGTTCACCATTTCTCTTATTAGGATTATTTCCATCATCATGGAAAACTAGTTTCTGTCCGTATTCTTTTATTCTCTCGTTTCTCAAATAATTACCACCGTTTGCTGGTCTATTTCCAGCTTGAGATAGATTAGTAAACTCTACATCATACAATCCTTCAGGTAAAGTTAAAACAGGAGATAGATAAGTATTAATTCTATTAACAGATCTGGTATATGAATATACGACAGTTCCAGAGGAATTCTTAATCTCGATCTTGTCAAATGCTACTCCACCAACATCAGAATAATCATCTTGTGTTTGATAGAATTTACATTGAACTTGTGTTCCGTCAGAAGCACTAGTTACGTTTAATGTTTGCTTACCTGTTGCATCATTTTCTGGAAAGTTAAATCTAATATGTTGAGTATGTTCTACTGATACAACAGGAACTTGACCAGGAGGAACTGGAGTTCCAGCAGATCCATCACATTCTAGTCCAACACTACCTTTTACACTAGCAGCACCTTGAGATCCTTGAACGTTTGGATCAAAATACTTACCACATATTGCA